GATGCTCCCTATGGTCCAGATACACGACGAGGTGGCTATGTCTGTCAAAAGCATGGGAGAAGCCCAAGAGGTGGCTCGGATCATGGAAAATGCTGTGCCCCTTGAAGTGCCTAACAAGTGCGATATTGAGATCGGTCCCTCATGGGGAGAGGCAAAATAAACTATTGACACCCTAAAAACAGGGGGACATACTCAGAGAACATAATTTATTCCTTTTTATGTCATGAAACGTAGTACTTTAGCCCTACATAACTTAGCAGAGTGTAGGGCTTTTTTTATCCAAAGATTGATTTCTCTTATGTTTTCTTATATAGTCCTACAATATAGGATACCTACTAGGAGAGAGAATTGTGGATACAGATAAGTGGAAAAGTGTACTCGTGCCGAAAGAAGTGTACGAAGAGATAAAAGCTATTTCTAAGAAAGAAGGGCGTACAATAAGTGGGCAACTGCGTTTAATGTTTGAAGTCTACCAAGAAACCCTTAAAAAGAAAAAGTAGTAGACAACTCCCATACACTCCCGTAGTATCCCCGGACCTATTGATAAGTTAGTTGTACTTTTGCGTTTTGCATGAAACCCCACCGTGTGTGGGGTTTTTTTTGCCTGTAGTTGTTGACAAACTCCCATACATTCCCTTATTATTTGGTTTCAACTAACCGATAGGATAATAATTATGAGCATAACCCTGACCTACGAGGACGGTATCAGCCTCGCCACCCAGCTTATTCAAAACGAAATAGATGGTAAGCGTTCTGAGATGGAATCCTCCGCTTGGATGAAAGAAGCCGACGATGACGCACTTGAATCCCTTATCAAGCAATTAGAAGAATCTCTGGGAGACAGTGAAGTTCTGCACGTTATGACTTACGAGCAAGCCGTGAAGAAAATACGCGCCTACATCGAGTACCAGCACCTGTGTAGCGGCATGATGTATCATGCCGCTATTCTGCCCGCGGACATGGAACAAGCACTGAAGATGATAGAGAGAGGGCACTGATATGATAGACAGACAAATGGAAATGGTTGCCCTAGCACTCGAACTGGGGATCACGGCTCCCGACTCACTGCGCTCGGAACATGCTACTGAGATGGCGGAGAAATATTCAGTCGGACTTGACGAGACTGAGGTGGCCTTGTGTAAGATGATGGCTATGGAAAATATAATGGGCCTCCACAGTGATTGATGAGTTGGGCAAATTACGCGACAAACGGCGCACTGAGCATGATGCAGTGCGCTTTGCCCCTATAAAAAATGAAATCATGGGTGTCCTGCATTGCAAGAAGTGTCTAGATGAAAAACCCAGTGGCGATAAAGAAGACCACGCGGGCTACGCCGAGCTAGATATCGGCTGGACTCCCGAAGGCATCCAAGTGTGGTGCCGCCGTCACGATACCAATGTATTAAGCCTGACCCTTAAAGGCGAGGAAGAAATCGATGAGTAGATCAATGCCAGACCGCGGCGATTATGACGAGTACCTGTCTACCTGCCCGTGGAATCAAGCAGACCCCATCTATTGCGATAACCACCCAGACACCGAACTGGTTGGCGATGAATGCCCAGAATGCGATAAGCTCTGGGGATCGTTAAACAATTTACTGTAGGAGAAAACATGGCGGCACGACTGCTTACCTTCCGGGGAAAACACCCCGACCTTATAACCGGCCAGATGTATTCGTTTAGAGATTACGCCAAAGCCGCCAACATAACACCCAAAGCAATGGCAACACGCCTGAACCAAGTAGTAGATGTAACGGACGGGCACCTGCGACCCCTGAATCAAAGCTACGACTATGAGGGAAACTCCGTAGATCGCGGCTCACGGAACATAGCAGGGCGAAACCAAACACGCTTCACGACTCGGGCTGAACAAGTATCCGGCGAGTGGATAACAAAGAGGCTGACCAAATGAAAGCTACTAAACTGTGCGAAAAAATAAACAAAGCGTTCCCAGAGGCCAACGCCGTCACATACGACGAGTGGCTCGGGGAGGAAGAAATAAATGAAGACGGCATCTGGTTCCGAAGCGAGGGGGTAGTCGCCCCAGACGGGTACCGACTATTTGACTATTGGGACGATGATTCCTATCACCCCGACCTAGAAGCCCTTGTCGAGAAGCACGGATTCTACCTCCAGCCCCAAGACGCGGGCACCCTGATGGCTTTTCGACTTTAGACCGGGGTTGACAAACTCCCATACCTATGTTATAATGGCGTTGCCGTCACAGAATGGCACGTTCTTTAAAAATATAACTAACTTAGGAAATCATTATGAAAAAGTTACAAGTGCTGAAGTATCTGCAAGGAATCCATGAAGACCTCGAACCCGTGCGGTCTGATTTCTTTTTTACGCTACAAGCCCTAAAAGAGAACGACAGCGACCTCGTCAAGGAAGCCCGAGCTATACGCGAAGCTCTCGAAGAAAGCTCCGAGAAACTAGAGCAACTCATTGTCAAGCATGACCCAGACTAGGAGAAAGAGTATGAATAAAATAACCACTCACGCCGAAGCACAGTACGCCGCCGCAGAATACCTAGCCGAGAAACGATACCAACGCACCACGGCTCAACGCGATAGAGTCGATCTGGCATTAACCATCCTAACCATGGGGTGGCTCGGATCACTTCTAGCACTGTCAATGTACTTCGCTGCTAACTCCGTGTAACCCAGATCAATGTCGGTGTAACGCGGCTCACGGCTCACAGCCCCCTAGAATGGGGGCTTTTTTATGGGCGGTTACAAAGTTACGCCGAATACAGTATATAGAGCCAAAAAATAAAAAAAATAAAAAAAGAAAATAATACCCGTAACCGGTGTAACCGGTGTAACTTTGCTTTTTTTGTTATAAGAATCAATAAGTTAAGTGGTTACATAAACTTTTTCAAATATGTAACCGGTCTTTTAAAAATGTAACCACTTACGTGCAAACCCAGCAAATGCGTTAAAGGGCTCAAAAATCTTTTGTTTTAAAAAGTATTTGTCTTCTATATAGGTAGAGACTAAAATCACTGTAAGTCACTCTGATTAACTATGGAATCACCCTATGGCAAAGAAACCACTACCTAAGTCTGCACCTGTTGTTAAAAAGAAAAGGGTAGGCCGTCCCAAGGCCTCTACCCAGCAGACCCTCACTCGGCGGCAGGAACTGTTTGTGAAGGAACTGGTCACTAATGACGGCATGATCACTTTGAGAGAAGCCGCGATCAATGCAGGTTACCCCGCGGGGTCTGCACATACCCGAGCATATGAGTTAACTAACCCTCATATCAGCCCTCACGTTGTTTCCGCCATTAAAGGTTTTAGGCAGGAACTAGATGCTAAGTACGGGGTCACCTTTGAGCGTCACCTTAGAGACTTGAAAGATATTCGGGATGCCGCTTTACAGAACGGGGCATACTCTGCCGCTGTACAGGCTGAGTTTCGCAGGGGTCAGGCGCATGGTGATATCTATGTCAGCAAATCTGAGATCAGAACGGGATCAATAGATAGTATGAGTAAGGATGAGGTTGTGAAGGCACTTAACGATCTCAAAGAAACATACGCCCCCGTTACGATTAACATTACTCCAGAGGAAAACGACAATGCCGATAACAGGGACAAAGCGCGAGAGCGCATTCTATCAGCAGATGAAGACGGCACTGAAGACTTCGACGAGGAAACTTCTATTCACTAGAATCGAGTCCACCGCGGTAGCGGGAGTACCCGATATCCTGATCGCTGATGAGCGCGGCAGGTTTTGCATGGTGGAACTTAAATTTGTTAATGCCAATGCGGTCAGTCTCAGGCCGCATCAAGTCTCTTGGTTAACTCGGCACCAGCACACGCCCAGTTACATTCTGGTTAAAAAACAAAAGGACAGCTTATCGAGGTCAGAGTTGTATCTATACTCCGGCGATCAGGCTATAGATGTTAAGACTGATGGGCTCAAGACCAAGCCCTTACTTCACCAGCACCAGCCTTTTAATTGGTCAGTGGTGTTTCAGATAATCTGCCCTAACAGTTGACATACTCCTATACATTCTTATACACTGGCGGCGCAACTAACTGAAAGTGGAGAATAATTATGAAACTAGCCGTTATCGAAGAATGCCCGCATTGCTCAAAACGATTAGCTGGAGCCCTTGACCATTGGTCAAAAATGTTTATGGACGGGACAGTTGAAGATGATTTTGCAGATGAAATATCTGAAATACTCTCGAACAGATCCGAAAGCTTGAAATCGTACATTAACCAACTAGCAAAGGAGAATAATATTGTTTCTAATTAAGTGGATAGCTGAGTTAATTTATGGCAAGGATGCAGTGGATGAGATGGATCGCCCGCTCAAAAGTAAACCCAAGCGAAAGCGAGCCCCTCAAAGGAGGCGAAAATAAACATTAACTTTTTTAAAAATTAAGTTGACAAGTCCGAAGCCGGTATGAGATTATTCCCATACCGGCTTTTTAATGCCGGAAACAAACCAACTACTAGATAGGAAAATATTATGACTACTTATCAAACAAGCGCAGCACA